TGGGCCTCCAAACGGACCAAACGCGCGCTGCAGCGCAGCATTGACAATCAGAACCTGGACGCCCCCTACAACATGGTCCGCCTGTTCCCAAAAGGCCAGTACATCAAGAAACCCGATAAACTTCGTAAACATGCTTTCGCTAGTCAAACGGTATCCGATTTCCACCTCGGGCAGATCTTCCGTGATTCCCCCTACGCCCTCTATCTCGAGACGGAAATATTGAAGTACGCCCGTTCCAGCACTTACCTCCATTGCCGCGCCTCGCCCGACGACGTGTCACGATGGTATAAACGCTGGTGGCACCCAGGCCCAATGACCGGCAACGATTACACCGCCTGGGATTCGGGAATTGACCACGTCTTTATCGAATTCGATCGCTGGCTTCTTCAGCTATGCGGGTTCCCGGAGGAGTACATTACTACCTTCATCTGGGAGCGGTACAATACCTTTTCGCATCTTGGCAACCACCTGCCTCGCCAAGAGTCAGGCAACCGCTGGACCTGGATACTCAATAGCGCGCGCAATTGCGCCCTGACTGGCGCATCCCTGGACTTCCCACCCGGTACTCCATGCTGTGTCTCAGGCGATGATTCTGTCGTTCTCGGCGCCTGGCGACGCTCCACCGGCTTCGTCCCGTCACAGTGGCGCATGACGCCCAAACGCGAAGAAGGCTCCTCACTGCTGTTTTGCGGCCTTCGCTTCGGCGGACCCGACATCAGCTACGATTCAACAACAGTACACTGGCGCGCACGTTTTGGCCTCCAGCAGGGACGCTCTGACCCGGATTACTGGCGCTCGATACGCGACGCCATCCGCGAGTCTGCAGCGCGCATCGGCGTCCACGATGTTCGCCTTAGTAATGCACGCAGTTGTCTTCACACTGCTATTCATTACTTCGATCTCCCCCCAGATCTTCGCCTCCCCGACCCACCCCCGGACGATCAACGGGCCCACAGGTTCACTGGCCTCCGCTCGTTTCTCCACTGGATCAGTTCCGCCCTTCTAATCATATAACTTTCCCGTCTAGCTATCGACATTAAATTTAGCCGCTCCCAGGGACGATAACCTGGTGACTTACTGCCATTGGTACCTCAATGTAATCACCACAGCCAAAAACTGGGTCCATCCGAATGGATGTTACTTAATGTACATGTGCAGGTGGGCTCTGAACAACACATGTGCTGTGCGTCCCGATCGAGGAACGGGTGTAACACGGGTACTTACTATCCACACCTCAATCTCGAGCCGAACAACTCTTAATTTATTGTCGCGTTCTCCAGCGGGTCATTCCGACGAACGAGTCCAGCTTGAGTGGCTGGGCAGTGTACAGACTGCACGGGCGCCGGGCTTATTCATTTTGGTTTAAGTCTGAAAGGAACAGTCGAGCTCCCCGGTAACACCGGGCGATAAAGCGCGTCAACTCATGCTTCGCTAGTTACGACCTGCATGAATCCAACTCCCCTCAACTTCCCAGCATCACCTACCAACCTAAACGACTACTCCCCCTGGGATCTTCCCATTTACTCCCCACAAATTCCGATCGAAGGTCCCGACTGATGTCCGATCTCACCTGCGTTCGCTGTGGCACTGAGTTCAAGGCTCCCCATACCCTTGCTGCTCATTACCATAGAAAGCCAAATTCTTGCGGACTTGCCTTCCGCAATCTCTCCGCAGGTAGCTCAACATCAGGCCCCCCAACCACCCCACTTACTCCCGCGAGTACATCCGGACGCACCACCCCCACGCCCACCACTGCGTTCTTCGGCCGTCTCAATATCATTAGCTCGGAGAACTCGTGGCACGAGCGCAACATCCAGGATTGTCTCGCCACTCCCTTCGCTCGCCTGGACAGCTATCTACCAGCCTTCCTCCTCGCCTCCGATCAGCTCTCCAGCGACTTCGTCAAGCTTTCCGCTCATATCGGTGGCAACGACCACGAGAACGCGGTTAGTATCGCCTTCCAGAGCGTGTCCGATTCTCACTATCTTTCCCTCATCTCTAACAAGTGGC